ATCATCAATCGCAATCGTGCCTGCAAGATCGTAATGGCTGAACATTATATTACCCGCTTCCATCATCATCACCTGCTGTGCCGGGGTCATAAACTCTGCGAACTCCTTAGTCCAATGTCCGACATCGAATATTTCATTGCCAACCTCGTTTCCTACTTCGCGGATCTTGACACTACGCTGAGTCGCCACAAACGCCCGGTATGCCTTCATCACCGCATCTTCCTGGTCATTGAAAAAAGACTTCACATCCCGTTCCATCACCGGTATCTTGCGCGCCTTATATAGCTGGTGCTTCTTTAGGAATATCTCATTCTTGGACAGGGTAGCACGTTTCTCAGCGCTGCCGGGCAAAGCCTTCTCCGATGATGATTGACCCGCCCCAGGAAACAGTTGCGAGCGATCGACCGCCGACTCTAATGGAACTTCGCCGATTGGTACAAGTATAACCTGACCAAGCTCATCGTCTATCTCCGGTAATCCGCCAGCTATACGCACTTCATTAATTGTTCCACGAGCCTTTCGTGCCCGTTCAACCTTTTTATCTTTTACATCCTGCAGAACCTCAATGCCGCTCAAATCATACTTGGCAATTGCCTTCTTATTCTTTGCTGACACCGGTGTAAGCGCAGGCAATATCAACTCTGTATATGCCGCCTCCTGATATGTCGTTCGCGGTATTACACCGTTCTCCCAAAAGGTCAACTTCTGCTGGTCTGCATTAGCAAGGACACTCGCTTCCTTTAAATCGTTCAGCATGATCGGCGTGACCCCGAATGCCGCCGCAATATCTGACTTAGTTACGCGCAAAAGCTCTGTAAATTCCACGTCCTTCGGCGCAACGCTTATCGGTTTATATGTTGCACCTTCCAGCACCATGACCTTGTGCATATTGTCCACGCCGGTGTAATCACCACTGAACTGGTCGCGCATCCGGTCGAATTCCTTATCACCAAGTGCTTGCCCCCCCTCAACCTCTAACGCACCACTTAACCGCGCACCGTTTGCGAAGAAACCCTCACCATACGAAAGAGCATTCCAATTTAATCCTACATGCCGCATTGCCGCTACTAACGGCGACAATCCCCACCATGGATTTTGTGGATTGGGATACTTCCAATGAATAATGTTTCTGGGCGGGATGTCAATAGTCTCACCGCCGATTGTGTAGCGATATACCTTGATGAAATTGTCTTTGTCAGGTATGACCTGCATGTGGTCAGATTGAAGCACCAGCATTTGAATAACTCTATCCCGCTCATCACGCTCAAGTGCCCAGAGTGCATTGCCATGCAGTTCCCAGTTGATTTGACTCAGCGCCATGAACTCCCGGCGCGTCTGGACGGTGTTCGGTCGATAAAGTATTTCATATTCAGGGCGGTCGCTGATGTCATCGCCGTTCTCGTCGAATATCTGCAAGGGTAATGACGCTATTGCATTCGTAATCGCATTGACGGAGAGGGAAACGGCGAGGGAGTTCTCGTATAGTTTACTGCCCGATCCTGCGCTGGTTAAACCGACTATGGTCGAGGAGGTCGAGGAAATCAGTTTACCCCACTGCCCATTAATCTTCGCGGTAGTGTCGGAGAATAACGAGTCGAAGGCTCTCCTCAGTCGTTTGAATACGTTGTCAGGTCTCTTCATCTATTCGTCTATTTCGTCAAGGTTTTAGGCACAAGCTTCGTTCCGTTACAGAAAGGGCAAACGCGCCAAGTTTCGCCTTCCTTTTTACCCTCTCCGCGACATTCCGGGCAAATATCAAATTCCGCCGATGATGCGTTTGCCACATATCGTTCGCCGTCAAATACTGCCGATGTGTGCAAGGTCTTATCGCTGTCTTCAGTTGTCATTGCTTGCTCCGTCCAGCGATAAACTTCTGCGCCTCAATTCCTCTAACCGCCCCTCCTCTTTGCCGTAACCATAAGCCAGCGATAAGGCGCGGTCGCCATCATTTATGCGAGCCATAATATTTGCCCGGTCTGATGCTGTAGCAAGGTCAGTTTCAATTACCATCACAGACTCCTCTAATTTTCGTTTGTCGATGTCTCGTCCCGTTCTTGTACCAGATACGCTGTGCATTCCTGTGTATGCAATGCTGTTCTGTATACGTCTATTACCTCTTTAGGCAATCCAGGATATTCACGCTTAATTGCAGTAATTACGTCCATCACAGACTCCTCTGTTTATATTACACTGCACTATTACTATATGAAAATCGAGGCTTACTCTCTGTCAATATTTGGACATCAATTCGATGTTTACTGCATTCGCATTCATGGGTATAGGGGAGTTCATATCCCGGAGGATTTAACTCCGTAGATGCGTTCATCGAAACGGTAACTCTTAGAACGGGCTCTGCAATTCCGCCGCAATTCTTACAGCGTAACTGATAATCACCGATAAATTCGATTTGACTGTCCACTATATTACCCTCACCCTTACCTTCGGTGTCTTGAACATCTGCCAAGCTATCATACCCATTATCGCCATATCCGCATGGTGTCCCGTTCCTTTACCTTGAACCACCCGGTCACCTTCCCAGACGCAGGTCATCATCTGTCTAATCATTTCAGGATTGTATATTGTCACCAACCGTTCATTGACTGCCTCAACGAAATCGTCGACCATGATTTGTTTTGATTTTGCAGTAGTATTCCAGCCTGGCTTACGTACTTTCTTCCTTTTGTGTTCATCATGTTCTTGATGATGATAAATATTCGTCGAATGATGTATATCTCTCAAGGCAAAGAGAACCGTTCCTCCATGATTGTTACGCTCTACGCCCTCGACTGCACAGTTATATTCGACACATAATTCATGTCCGTACTTTGCGAGTCGCTTCGGGGATAAATGCCCGTAGCAATCTGCAACGAACTCCCCACTTTCATAGTCGAGTAATACAAGTCCAGCAGGGTTTCCGGTCGGTTCTCCCTCGCTTGTGTCCCACCCACTAAGATATTTGTAACCCTCATAATCCTTGACTTTCTTCCATATTTTGATAATGCCGTTCTGACGCGTCTCAACCGGTGTCTGCTGCAATGCAAATGCCAGCATATCGTTAAGTACCTCAGTGTCGAATATGCAATCACCGCCCATCAGGAAGCATGACACGTCATCGTCAGGGAACTCCTGGGGAAACTTCCGCTTTAGCTCCTTCTTCTTCTTGCGCCGCCACTTGACTTGCTCATCGGTCAGGTCGTATGCGAATACCAGCTTGTCTTCTTTCTCTGTGCGCTCGAACTCCTCGCCTTCGAGTATCACGTCCTGGTTGTTGCGGTCGCTGTGCCAGGGATAGAAGTGAGCCTTAAAGTCTGACTCACCCGCTTTCGCTGCAAGATAATCTTCCTTGAAGTGATTGTCGCCGTTGGGTGTGGACTCGATGCGAACCTTTGCGCCGGGTCGAAGTGCCTGCATGGGACCAGTATTCACTGTGTCAATGTCCCGATAGAATGCAGCTTCCGACTGATGGAAGCGGTCGATGTCAGTACCACGCCGTATCTCGTCAGCCCCGGCAGTTGCAACGGTGAAGTTCGTGTCCAGCTTATGACCATAAGGTGATGCGACAAATTCCAGTTCCCGCTTTGACGAATATCGTTTCTTCGGTTTCAGGAAGTGCGGAAGTTCATTATACGCCATCAATAGTTTTTTGAACAATACTTCTGAGTTCTCCGCCTTGTCAGCCAGCAGGAGCGCCTTCGTGCCGGGTATGAACAAACAGTCATGTAAGAAGTCCATGTCGATTAGCGTGGACATGCCGCGCTTTCTCGACTTGAGTATCAAGTCCCTTATAGTCTGCTCGTGAAAGTATATCGATTGCGTATTATTGAGAAAGAGCCGGGTAAATCCACCATATATGCTGTCAATCCAGAACCAATGCTTAAAGCAGTGTATTTTGTTCCGCCTACACTCCTCGTATTCTATTGCGAATAATTCTTTATCGTTATATTCATATAGCTTTCGGCAGTATTCTTCGGCTTCGATTGCCTGGAGTTGGGGGTCAATTACTACTTGGCTGAAGCTCTTTAATGCGCTTGACTTTGGCATTGTTCAGCTCCTCGTCATTCATTGCGGAAAATCCGTTCATACCCTTGTGGTTGTGATTGATGTTGCCTTCGACCCGGTTCACGTCCTGCCAGTTGTCTCTGTCGCGGTTCTTCAAGAAGAATATCTGTGCTGTGATATTGCCGCCCTTTGCGGCTTTAAACAGCGCATTTTCAATAACAACAATACCTTTAGACTGCCCTCTTTTTAAAGCATCCGCAAATTCCGCATTGTTTTTCTTATGTTTATAATAAGTTGTATGTTTTATTTCCAGCACATGATATATCTGTTCTTGAGTTGCTCCTGCGGCAGCCATCTGTTCAATTTTGGCAATATCATCGGCTGTTGGTGTCCAGTTCGGCTTCGAGCCCATTATGCCGCCTGTTTCATTTTATCAAGAATATTATATCTGATATGTTCGGCGATTGTTTTCATAAACAGCGGGGGGACACTATTTCCTATATGATGCCAGCCGTTTTTCCAATCAGTGAATTGATATTCGTCTGGAAAACTTCCTAATCGTTTCAGTTCTGGGATTGTTATTTTTCTATGTTCGCTTGGGTGAATAAATCCATTATAACTTGATATATGTTCTTGTGATTTACAGATTGTTGGTGAATATTTATTCCATCGCAATTTTAAACAAGTATATCCGCTTTTTTGTTCTGGTAAATCAGCTATACATTGTCCCGGTTTTAACCGTTTAATTTTATTATATAATGCAAACCGCTTAATATCTAAATCATTTATATCTTTATTTATATTATTAACCTTTTCAAAAGCATCTTTTACGGTAAATGGTCGTCTTAGAGACTGGGGAAAAGTCGGCATTATATTCATATCGTTTCTAATACCAAAGAATATCAGTCGCTGCCTTGACTGCGGGACATTGAAATACATTGCATTCAGAAGTTTACATTTGACTTGATACCCGCATGATTTCAATGATTTCAGTATCTCAATAAATTCCAATTTCATTTTACC